CATCCGCAACGTGTAAAATTATGGTTCGTGGTACAGGTCAAAAGGTTAGGGGTTTAAAGTATGGCGCATACAGACCAACTCTTACTATTATAGACGATGGTGAAGGTGATGGCAATGCAGCGACTCCTATGCAGCGTGATAAATTTAGAAGATGGATAGATACATCAGTAGTTCCTGGTTCAGATGACGGGAAAATTGTATTTATAGGAACAATTGTAGACGAAGAAGCATATCTTAACACTGTTGCTGGCTCTAAAGCTTTTAATAAAGATGGAGAAAAAATAATTAAAGGATGGAAAGGATTGTTTTACCAATCTATCTTACAAGATACTAAACCACACGAGTTTGTTGCATCAGGAAAGGAAATAAATGATAAAGACAAAAATCCAAGAGTGTTATGGGAAGAGCGTAGACCTTATTCATGGTTACTTGAGCGAAGAGAAGAAGCAAGAGCTAAAGGAGATATTGGATACTTTTTCCAAGAATATCAAAATGTTCCCATGGACGACTCTTTTAGAGTATTTAAAAAAGATGACATACAATACTATGATGGTTATTATACTCGTGAAGGTGATATTGATTATGTTATTGTCAAAGATGGCAATGACAGTCTTAAAATTCCTATTAATATTTTTATGGGAGTTGACCCAGCTTCTTCGGAAAACATTAAAGCTAACTACACAGTAATAATGGTAGTAGGGGTAGATGCAGAATTTAATGTATATGTTATTGATTACTTTCGTGGCCAAGTTTCTCCTATGGATGGCGCAGAAAAAATATTTGAGTTATCAGAAATGTATAACCCTAAATATGTAAACATTGAGGAAACAGGCCATGTGATGCTTGCAGACTATATGGAACGAACATCTAAGGAAACTGGCGTTTATTTACATATTAACAGAAAAAAAGCTATACAAAAGAAATTTTACAGAATTAAATCTATGCAGCCCATGTTTGCATCTAAATCAGTGTTTCTTAAAAACGAACACTATGATTTGCAACAAGAGTTGCTGGGTTTTAAAGAACACGCTACTTCAACAAAAGATACCCTAGATGCACTACGATGGGCGACTGATGATATATACGCTCCTAATCTAGAATTAACTGAAGGTGGGGAGTGGCAATATCCTGAAATGTCTATAGGTGCAGATTGGGAAACAGGTGAATTAATATATAATTAATTATAATACTTTGAAATATGTATTAAAAGTATTTATTTTACGAACGAGGTTTTATGTTAAATTTAAAAGATTTAGAAATACCAGAAATTGATGCTAACGAAATTCGTGATGAATATACTATATATGAAAGCGAATCAAGTGAGTATCGCCATCAAATGGCCGAAGATGAAGAGTTTTTTCTAGGAAAGCAGTTATCTGAAGCTCAAAAAGACTATTTAATAAGTGTAGGTCAACCACCAGAATCAAATAATAAAATAAGACCAGCTGTAGAGCAGGTGTTATCTAATATTGCTTCAGGAAAGCCTGAATGGGATGTAGAGCCTGTTGGTGATATGGATGGAAAGTTTGCATCTATATATAATCAGCTTATGGATAATATATGGTACAATTCTAATGGAGATTCTCAATTTCGTTCTGCTTGTAAAGATTTTATAGTAAAAGGTATAAGCTATTTGCATATATACCCAGATTATCATGCTGAAAGAGGTTTAGGAGCACTTAGAATAAAAAGGATAAACCCAGAATCTGTATTTGTAGACCCAAACTCTGCTATGCCAGATTTTTCAGATGCAACAAGCATTATATATTCAGATTTACATACAAAAGAATCTTTAAAGATATCTTTTCCAGATTTTGCTGAAGAAATAGAAGAGGCAAGAGAAGATTATTTTAGAAATGAAATATCTACAGGTAAGTATGATAGGGATGAAATATTTACAAGAGCAGATGAAACAGAAGATGCTCAACCTAAAGTAAGAAAGTTCGTAAGGTTTTCTAAAGTAAGTATTCCGATGGCTATGCTAACAGAGGTTGCTTCTGGCAAACAACAAATATTTGGCAAAGAAGCATATAAAAATTTTACAGAAGACTCTCGATACGAAGAATTAATAAAGAAAAATGCAATAATAGAAAAAATAGTATATGAAACAAAAGTAAGAGAAACTTGTGTTATAGGAGATGTGGTATATTATGATGAAATTTTACCAATATCACATTATCCTATTATCCCAGCATGCAACGAATATGTAGGAACACCATTCCCATCAGGAGATGTAAGGCATGCTAAAAGCCCTCAAAGAATGTTAAATAGAACAGAGGCATTATTAATATCTCACACAAGTTCAACAACAAATTTTAAATTAGTAGTTGAAGATGGAGCAATAGACCCTAAAGAACTGCAAAAATGGAATATTCCTAATGCAGTTATAAGGGCAAATCCAGGAGCTTTAAGAGAAGGTAAAATACGAGAATTTGCACCTCCTGCAGTTTCATCTCAATTATTTCAAGAAAAAGCTAGATATGAACTAGATATTGAACAAGTATTTGGAGCATATAAATATATGCAAGGATATGGCGGAGCATCTCCAGGAACTGTAGGAGAAGCTAGAATTATAGAAGATGCTGTATCTAGAAAACAAAATTGGAAGATATTACCTATTTATGATATGTTAACAAATGCAGGAAAAGTAATAGTAGATTGGATTCCTAATGTTTATAATCAAGAAAGAGTATTAAGAATGACTGATGAGTTTGGCGCAAGGCAAGAAGTTGCAGTTAATCAATCAGTAGTTGATAGATATGGTGATATCGTAAAATTATATGATATGACATCTAATACAGTTGATATTAGAGTTGTTATAGGGTCGACAAGAGCTAAATCTTCAGAAGCAGAATTACAAAAAGATTTACAATTGTTAGGAGCTGGAATTATAGATAAAACTCAAGTAATAATGAATATGAAAACAGATATGGATAAACAAGCATTATTACAAAGAATGGGTGAAATATCACAATTATCACAAAGAGTTCAAGCTCTAGAAGAAGAATTAAAAGCTAAGCAAGGAGACTTGCAGACACGTGAACGTGAATTGTTCCATACTAAGATGAGAGCAGAAGTATCAGAGGCTACTAAACCTGTTATACAGGCGCAGTCTAATATTAAAGCTCAAGCTAAGGTGGAATCTGAACGACAGCGGAATAAAACAAAACAAGTTGAAAAAGATTTAGCTAGTGCTGAAAAAGCGGTTAACTCAGAACAAACAGCCCCTCCTCCTGATATAGGATTAGGGTAACTGAAATAAAAGGAGCATCGAAATGTCAGACGACCAAACACAACAAGTAGAAGAAACTAATGAAGATAACCTTAATGTAGTTGATGTTTTACAAGACTTCAATACAGCAAGAGGCTCTTCTGAAGAACCTGCAACCGAGGAAGTTCAATTAGAAGAATCAAACGTTGAAGCCAAAGAGGAAAAGGTAGTAGATAGTAAGAGTTGGTTAATAGAAAATAAGTTTGAAGATACAGATGAAGGAAGAGCTAATCTTGCTAAATCATATCGAGAACTTCAAAGTAAAATAGACAAGGATAAGGTTGAGATTGATAAAAAAGCCTCAGACCTTGAGCGACTAGAAAAGCTGGATGCTTTATTAAAAGAAAATCCTAATGTTGTGACAGCAATGAAGGATGCTTTAAATGAAGAACAAAAGCAAGTTGATGGACCACCACAAAAGCCAGAAAGCTATGACATACTGGACGAAAGTATAGATGGAACAGAGTCAAATGCATGGAGACAACAATATGATGAGTGGTTAATATCTCAAGGAAGAAAGCAAGCTGTTAAAGAAGTTGATAACTTTAAGCAGGAAATAGCTTTAAAAGAATCTCAAATGAAAGAACTTGCTGAATTACAATCTATGGGTATGAGCGATGAAGAAATAGTTGATTATAAAAACTTTATTTCTTCTGACCAAAACCTAACCAATGAAACACTAGTACAAGTATATCGTTTCCTTAAAGGCAACAAAGCAAAGACTAATACAGAAACTAAAGTAGAACAGCCTATTGTAGAAAAAAGGACTACAGCTGCTGCAACTACAGGTTCAATTCCTCCAGCAAAAAAAACTGCTGAGAAAGAAAAGGATGAGTTTTTTGATAGTCTTATGCAATTTAGTAGACAATAAAAAATAACCTTAAGGAAAGGAGCCAATAATGGCAAATACAACTTATGGAACTGGAACAGCGTTACAGTTTTCTGATGCTACACAACGTCAGGTACTGGAACTTGGTTCTAAAATCCACTATTATAATCCTTCCGTAACTCCTTTATTGACACTAATGGGTCGTATGTCAACAAATGTGACTCCTGTGCCAATTTTCGAGTGGATGGAAGATGAATACATGATTCAAAAATCAATCAAACAAAGCATTATTACAGAAGGAGCTGACTCTGCAACAGTAAATGTTACAGATACAGCAACTGGTGGTATTAATGGTCATAACACTGTAGTTAAGTTTGACAAGCAAGCTGCATTAGAAGTATTTGAAGTAGGTGGTATTTATTCTGCTTCTGTGGCTGGAGGTTCAGCTGCGCTTCAAACTGCTGTTACTCATTTTATCTGTGTTGCAATAGGTAAAAAATGTAATGTTACTAGCGCAACAGATAGGCACGTTCAATTTATTGGTGCTCACGTAAAATCAAGCGATTCTACTGTTTATCAAGTTGAGCAGTGTGCTGATGGTAGTGATTTAATTACTGTAGATGCTGCTGGTGTTTTAACTCTTACATACTTAGGAACTGCAGGAACATATGATGGTGGTGCTAATTTTGGTGCACAAGGCTTGTTCCAAGCAGAAACTGCTTTTGTTGATGATAAAGAGTTTAACTTAGAAGGTGGCCTTGGAGTATACGCTGAAGGTTCTGCTATAGGTGAAGAAACTAGAAAAAGAGTTAGACGTTTAAGTAACTGTACTCAAATTTTTAGAGAGCCTTATGCAATTACTGGAACAGCTATGGCTGCAAAGCATTATGGTGGTTCAGAATTAGCTAGATTACAAGCAAGAAAACTTGCTAAAATCAAGTCTGATATTGAATTTGCTATGCTTACTAATGGAGACATTTCTTTAGACTCATCTTCTGAAAATCCAAAAAGAACAATGGCAGGATTTGGATTAGGACAATCTGCAGGAACTGGCGTTGTCAAATCACTTGATGGTAGAGGAGACGCTAACCTTCAAGTAGATTTTGATGGTGCTGGATTAGATGAAATGGATGCCGCTGTAGAATATGTATTTTCTGATACCATGGAAGGTTCTATGGAAAAAACAGTTCTTTGCTCTAACAAGTGGTTAAGATTTATTACATCACTTGGCAGACAAGGAATTGGTCCAACAGGAACTCCTGTAGCATCTAATGGAGCGTCTATTAATGTTAACTCAGGCGATGCAAATGCAACTGCTGGTTTAAGAGTAACATCATATCAAGGCCCTGTAGGAGTATTAAACTTTATACCTCACCCAATGTTAAAAGGTGCATATGAAGATTTTGCTCTTGCTGTTGATATGGCAAATGTAGACCTACGACCTTTAGCATCAAGAGACATGCAGCTTAGAAGCGATGTTGTTAATGATGGTAGAGATGGTAGAGTTGATGAGTGGTTAATGGAAGTGGGAATGGAAGTTCGAAACGAACAAACACACGCTATCCTAAAACTTACTTAATAGTTAGTTAATAGTATAAGGGGGGAAGAAATTCCTCCCTTATATTGTAAAAATTACGTAAATTAAAGAGTAAATTATGTCAAAGAAAAAAGATTCAAGATTAAAAAGAGCAGGAGTATCAGGTTACAATAAACCTAAAAGAACTCCTAGTCACCCTAAAAAATCTCATGTTGTTGTAGCTAAAGAAGGTGGCAAAGTAAAAACAATTAGATTTGGCCAGCAAGGTGTTAAAACAGCAGGCAAACCTAAAAAAGGTGAATCTCAAAGACAAAAAAATAGAAGGAAGTCATTTAAAGCTAGGCATGCTAAAAATATTAAAAGAGGCAAAATGTCTGCAGCATACTGGGCTAATAAAGTAAAATGGTAATACATGGCTACTAAAAAGAAAAAAAGCACAGTTAACAAAGCTGGTAATTATACAAAACCTACAATGAGAAAAAGGTTATTTAATAAAATTAAAGCAAGTTCAAAGGGCGGGCCTAAAGGAGTATGGAGTGCCAGAAAAGCTCAAATGCTTGCAAGAGAATATAAGAAAAAAGGTGGAGGGTATAGAAATTAATGCCTCTTAAAAAGTCACAAAAATCGTTAAAAAAATGGACCGCTCAAAAGTGGGACTATATAACTAAAAGTGACAAGAAAAAACCTAAAAAGAAAAGAGGTAGATATTTACCTAAGTCTGTTAGACAAAGTCTTACACCTGCTCAAAAAGCAGCTGAAAATAGAAAGAAAAGAAAAGCTACAAAAGCAGGAAAAGTTAGAGCAAAATACTCTAAAACTGTTAGAAAAAAAATAAGAGGAAAATAGTGAAAGAATCTATAAAAGGTGTAAGCATTAAAGGATTAAATAAAAGGCAGCAAAATGCTATGAAAAATCACAGTAAACATCATACTGCAAAACATATAAAAAGTATGGTTGTAATGATGAAAAAAGGAAAAACATTTACTGCTTCTCATAAAGCTGCTATGAAAAAAGTTGGAAAATAAATAGGAGGCAATTATGCCATACGGTAAAGGAACATACGGTAAAAAAAGAGGAAGACCATCAAAGAAAGCTAAGATGTCAATTAAGAAAAAAATGTCTTCTGCTATGAAGAAAAAATTAATGTCATTAAAAAAGAAAAAGAAGAAGTAAGTGAGATATCAAGAAGCATATGAATTAATACAAGTATCACTAGACTCTCAAGGTTTAGTGCAATTTCCTATTAGTGAAAAACTTAAATCACAGTTTTTTGATAATACGGTTAAAGATATTGCACATAGAGTTGTTCGTAAAGTAAATGTAGAAACCTTTACTGCAGGTGGTGATAACTTTGTATTTTCTAATCCTGACTATAGTGGACAAGTATACAAAGTAGAGCTTATTGATTCTGACTCTAATTCATCAAATAATAAAAAAGTAATTCCATTTGTACCCGAGTCTGCAATGATAAGTGATGATGATAGTAATGTTACAAATGTAGGGTATTTTTTAAAAACAGATATTTCAAGAGGTACTTTAAGCGACACATCAGTATTTGGTTCGGGTTCAGGAGGAGATAATCTTCTTGCTGTTTCGTCTACTAACAGCTTAGATAATGGTGATTATGTTATTTTTTCTGAAGTTGTTTCTGATGGTAGTGCTGCTGTTCCTGCAAATCAAGCACATTATGATGAATTTATAAATGGGAAAAGATTTGTAGTTAGTTCGGTAACTTCAAGTGCATTTTCTGTTACGGTTGAAAGTAATTCAACAGCTGCTACTGCAATGGCATCTGATACGGTTTCAGGGCAATGGGTAGAAGATACAGATAAAATATATTTCACTAAAGATGTATCAGGAACTGTTAAGGTTTATTACTACTCAACGCCTGAAGTTAGAAACAATGTTACAAGCAGAATTGATTTGCCAGACCAGTTAATACCTGCAGCTATACATCATACAGTAGGACAATGTTTAGAGCTATCAGGGGCATTGCAAATTGGTGCTGGACATAGAGCATTAGCAGCAGGTCTAGAGGCGGATTATTTAAAAACATCAAGAGCTAAAGAAGCTATGCAAGATATATTGCCTCTTCCATTACAGGACTTTGTATTATAATGGCAAATTATCAAACAAGAATAGAAGATTTAATAGGAGCTTTAACAGCCGCAGATACGCAATTACTAAGTGATTGCTTGACAGATTCAGCTAGAGATATAATTAATTTAGCTCCAGTCAATCAATTATGGGCATTATCGTCAATATCAGATGATATAACTAGCAACGGATATTCTTTAGCATCTAAAGGTATTAAAGTTTTACAAGTAGAAAGAGAAAATGGCGTAGATGGTCAATATGTAATATGTAAAGAAGTTGCTATGAACTATGAGCGTAAAGTTCAAGATGTAAATAGTATGTTTTATCCATCTACAGAAGAGCCTGTATATTTAAGAAAAACAAATCAAGTATACGTATACCCAGCTCCAGGGGCAAGTCCTAATGCTTTTAAAGTTGTTACGGTAGACTTTCCTTCTATTGCGCATACACAAGATATAAGTGACAACGTATTCCCTAGAGATTGGGATGCAGCTTTAGTATATGGAGCTGCACTAAAATGTTGTTCAAGATTAATGTCAGATGTGACAATAGAATATAATGATGCAACTACAAAAGCACAAAGCCTGATTGATGCCTCTGATATGGGTGGAGATAGTGCTACAGCAGAAAGCGCACAATATTGGCTATTAGACGAAGATATAGAAATGGTAAATGCTACTATATCTACAGCATCTGCAGAGCTATCTAGGGCTCAAGTATTATTAAGTAAAAAACAATCATTAGCGCAAGATATAGAACATATTAAAGTGTTATATAGAGGTGCTATAGAATCTATATTCCCAACACAAAACACACAACAGCAAGGTAGCTAATCATGCCCAAAAGTATTTATGACCTTAAAGATTTTTCTGGAGGGCTAAATACCCGTATAGATAAAAGAGATATTTCCGATACAGATTTTGCAAACACGTTAGGCTTTTCTTTTGATACTCCTGGTATTATAAAAATGATGGACAGAAGTAAAATTCACAAGTATAACGGAACCACAAGTACGCCTATATTCGGAGATAATAATTATAAGTTAGAAGAAGGTTTTGGTGCTGAATTTGTTTCATTTGATAAAGCAGCTCAATGGGTAATTTTAAGAACCAGTGAAGATGTTAGTGCTTTAAATGATAGTTATTATTTAAGTAATAATACTGACTCTGGTGGAGACTGGGATACTGATGACACATTTTTTGTTTTAAAAATTATTAGTGTTAATAATTCTGTTGTAAGTGGTAATAGAACTATAACTTGTTATGTTATAAAGCCAGGAACTACTTCAAATAGCTTGCATACTGCTTTTGCTCAACAGGCTACAGTTAGTTTAAAAAAATCAACATCTATAGATGGAACAAGTGCTAGTTCAGCAATTGATATTATTTCAACAGGTGGAACAGAAATATTAAATAACCCAAGTTTTACTTCTACAGACCATTGGACTTTAGGAGGAACTTCTGGAACAAATGCATGGGGTATAACTGGAAATGATTTAGTATTAACTGCTAATACTGGTCTTCCTAGTGGTGGTGGACATTATATATATCAAACATCTGGAAGTATGGCGACAGCAAGTGAAATAGAAGCAGGCGGACTTTATATTTTAAAAGTAACATTTGATGGTAGTGCTAATTTAACCGCAGGAAAAAGTTTTGATGTTTATTTTGGTGATTTACAACCTTGTGCAACTATTAATCAAAGCGACATTTCTTCTAATGTCGTATATAAAACAATTAAAGCAGGTTCTGCTATTCAATATATTGGTCTTATGTTTGCAACTACATCTAGTACAATAGGAGCTACTGCAGAAATAACAGAAGTGTCATTAAAAAGATTTGCAGTTTCATGGGGTCAGTCAGAAAATTGGACTGATGACACTATAAATGATAGTAGCATATTTGTATATAATGCACATGACGAATCTATAGACCAATTTAATTATACTACAAAAGCATGGCATCAAGTAATGAAAGAATCTGCAACAGATGCTAACACATTAGAACCATTAATATTATTAGATGATGATGGTAGTGCTACAGTTGAAATAAAGCCTATTATGTATGCAGTTGATGGAGCTCTTCATGTAGTAGATACAAATTTTAAAACAAAAACAAATGATTTATCTGCAGCTAGAAAACCTTGTGAAAGTAAGTGGATTGGGTATATATCAAGAAAATACTTTAATGATGATTGTGTTTATTCTAAATGGCATACAACATATATGGATATTAAACCGCCTACAGATGGGTATGTATATGAAGATAATCATCCATTAAATCCAACACAGCTTGCTGATGGCTTTATAAATATGAAAGTAAATAAAAGAAAGCCTAATGACCAAGTTACTATATGGGAGTCATGTGAAGATTCAGATGGGTGGTATTCTGGTAAAAGTGGAAAACAAAACTTTAACTATAATTTTCCTATATCTAGGCAAGCTTTCGATGTAAGTTACCCTGAATATCCTGTTCCTTTAAATCCAGATGGAACACAAAAAAATGCAGTTATGGGCCTTGTTGGTCGTTCTATACATCAACCTAAATTTATTTTTCAATATCATAGCGGAACAGATGGGACAAATAGTCCTAGTGAGGCATTTAATAATATAATAGACTTATCTTCTTCGGGTTCTTCTTCAATAATGTTTGATTTATTCATTAATCCTGATGCTTATGCTAATTTAAGGCAATCTGATTATGCTATGGAAATTTGGATAGGCAATTTAGGTGACTATGTTGCTAGTCTTGGAGCAGAATTTGATGAAAGTTTTGATGGAGATTTTGATAGTTCTAGTGTAAGCGCAATTAGATTTCAATTTGATAAAGAAGATTTAACTGAAGGTTGGAGCACGTACACTGTAGATGCAAATAGATATGATAAAATTACAGGTTCTTTTGATGCTAAAAATGTAAAAGATTTTGTAGTTTATCTTTTTCCTTCAATGACAAGTACAACAAAAAATTTACCCTCAATAGGTCAGGCTACTAATCATGATACTTTAACTTCGTCTGTACCAAAAATAAGATTTAGAGGTTCCGAAAATGCAGCCACTTCAGATAGATTTAGAGAATTAACAAATAGTGCATTAGATATAACTGTTCCCATTGTGCAATTAGAGTGGAACCAAGGAGATTCATATGTTTTAGGTAATTTTGTATTAGATATCTCTAATGAAAGCAGTAGTAGCGATGGAGGAATGGCTCATTATACTAATCATTATGACGGGACAAATGGTGTAATATCAACTATTAAAAACCATGCTAACAATACTACTTACACAGGGACAAATTTAAGTGATAGGTTTCAAGTTGGAGATTTATTAATGTTTTTTATGGATGACGACGCATATGATAATAGTTCAGCATTAGATGTAAGCTCTACAAGCAATGAAAATAAATTTGAATTTGCAACTATTACTGAAGTTGATACAAGCGGAAATACATTAAGAGTATCAGTTGGACATAATGATGGAGATTTAGTTACTCGTCAAATGACAAATGACGAAGTAGCTTTAATTGTTGGAAATAATGTAGATAGTATAAATAGATTTGTAGTATTAAGAAAAACAGAAGAAACTGGAGCTAATGATAAACCTGTAGAAAATATACCATATGCAATAAGTAATATTAGATATGGTAAAAAATCAGCTGGAGAATGGACAGGAAAGTATAAATTCTTTTATAGTTGGGTGTATGACGATAAACAAGAATCTAAGTTGTTTGAGTTTAAAAATCCTACAAATGATTATAATATTACAGGCGCAACAACTACAAATGAAATAACTTTTGACGAAGAAACTGCATATATTAACTTTTCATTAAGAGAAGCTACTATTAATGGCGGATGGAATCATGCAACAGCTGGTAGCAAACGAATAACAAAAGCAAATATATATTATTCAAAAATGCTAGAAGAAGGTGAATTTGGAGAAGTACCAGAATTATTACTTGGAGAATTAGATTTAAATAAAGGTTTTAAAGTTTCTGGAGAGTCAGAGCACAATGAGTTCCAATCTGTTAATCCAGGTTCATATGCATCTAAAGATTTAATTATACCTGTAACGGATGGAAGATTAGCAGCTGGTGATAGTGGAGATGGAGATATTGTAAGTAATTCACAAGATATAAATTTTGGAACATTTTCTGCTTATACTCCAGCTGTAAATGATAAAGTTAGAGTAAAAACAACAACTAAGCAATTTTCTGACGACACTTTTTCTAGGGATTTTACAGTTAAAGAAATAGTTGGAACTAATAATAATACATTAACTGTTCATGACCCAGGGGATACAATAGATGACCCTTCTACTGCAGATGAAGCTATTACAGTTTCTAAAATTTTTGATTACGAATTTCAATATGGAATTACAGAAGGTTCTAGGACAGATGGTTCTGTAGATTTTTCAGTAGTAAATGATATTCCCATAGAATCTCCACCTGCTGTTGAGCTTTTTGATTCAATGGCTTTATACTCTAATAAAAATATAGATATAAATAATGCTAAATTTAAAACATTTGCATTTAATGATAGGTATATGTACATAGGAAATGTTCTTCAAGATGGAAGGGTTTATGGAGACAGAATACTTAAATCTCTTCCTAACAGAATGGATATTTTCCCAGAAGATAATTTTATAACAGTTACAAGAAACGATGGCGATGAAATTGTAAGACTTGAAGCATTTAATGATAGGTTATTAGAATTTAAAAATAGAGTATTAAATGTAATTAATGTGTCAGGAAATACAGAATATTTAGAAGCTTCATTTAAACATTTAGGGGTCAAAACTCATAATGCTGTTTGTAAAACTAATATAGGAGTAGCTTTTGCAAATGAAAATGGATTATATATATACACAGGTGAAGGAGAGCCTGCTAATTTAACTGCAAAAGTATCAATTGCAGATTGGAATACATTTGTAGATAGCTATCCAAATAAACTTTCTTGTTTTTACGTTCCAGAACAAGAACAGTTGGGAGTAGTAAATGGATATAAACAAAGCGCATATTATCAAGATGTATATTTATTTGATTTAAAAACTAAATCTATTACTAAAGGCCAAAGTGTTCTTGACTTTGAAAGAAATTATACAAACTTTATGTATGACGATATAAATAACAAATGCATATGGATTAATCAAGATTTTTCAGCAAATTCATCTGCTATATCTGTTAATACATTTGATAATACTTTAACAACTGCAGGAGTTACTCATTCAGCTATTAGCGCTAATATTGGTTCAAGAGATATAGATACAAATGGATTAGATGCATTATATAGTGGAGAAGCTGCGCAAGTTGATACTAATGGCGACCATGGATTTTTAGATGGCTTATATGTAGATATAAACGATGATAATGCTGATAACGCTCATGATGGAACTTATAAAATATTTAAAAAAGATGGCGATGAATTTTATATTCCAGCAAAAAGTGCAGAAGTAGATAGAGAAGGGACTGTAACTCTTTCTTCTAGTCCTCAAGGAGTTCATTTAGAAACTAAACATTTAGACTTTGGAAGTCCTAATGTAAGGAAGAAAATATATAGTATTTCTATATCTCACAAAAATTCAGACGGAACACTAGAATTACAATATCAAATTACTAACGATTCTGGAACAAGCAGTTGGACTGATGCTGGAACCTTAACAAATTATGGAGATTATCAAAGACAAGTATTTTCTTTATCTGTAAATAATATATATACTATAGGATTTAGAATTGTTGCAAATGGAACTACTGTAGTTTCTGTTCCATATGACTTTGCAATTAATGATATGGGCATAGTTTATAGGACGAAGAATGTCAAATAGAAAAATAGATAGATTATCACATCTTAAGTCTGATAGCACTCAAATTAAAAAAGGCTTTCCATCTAAACAAGAAGGTATAGAAGGAAATATAGAGCTTAGACATGTTCCTGGTTACGGACTAGCTTTGTTTGCATTTTCTTCAGGTAACTGGTATGTTTCTCGAATGGAATTGCAAAAAGTTAAAAAAACAACTAAAAAACTAGTTGTTGACACTTTAGAAGTTAAAAAAGGATTAGACTTAAATAAAACATCTGTTAAAAATTTAGACCCTGATAAAATAGATGGTGCTAAAAAATGGAATGATACTCATAAAAATATGATTAGCGGGGAATTTAATCCTAAGTTTAAAGATGTATCTACAGAAAAAGTTAAATTTTCAACTACCGAAAACGTTGAATTATCCGTTGATTCTGGAAGTTTAGTAACTACAATAGATGGAGATACTGGGAATACTCATAAAATAGTAAGAGATGTTAATGATGGTAACCCTTCAATACAAATGGGTTCTTCTGATACTGAATGCCTTAAAATAATCGCTAATTATGATAGTGGTGGAAAAGGTATAGACAAAGTTCAATATGTTACGCTTACAGCTAGTAGTGATGCTGATAAGGGTAAGCATGAATTTTATGTTGATGGAACTGGAGGGGGAAACCTTAAATTAACAATTGATGATGATGGTCTTGTTGCTTATAATCCTATTACAGCATCTGAAATACAAACAAGTGTAGGCACTATTACTTTAGATGCAGCTTCAGATGTTGTATTAGATGCTAATTCAGGAATACATAAGTTTTTATTAGCAGGAGATGCAGATGATTTATGTACATTGACTGTAGCTGCTAACGGAGCAACTACTATAGCAACTTCTGATAGTGATGGGACTTCAGGTGATTTAACATTAGATATTGATGGAGATATAGAATTAAATGCTGATGGTGGTAATATTTCATTGAACGATAATTTAGCCCCATTGGCTAATTTTTCTGAAGGTCGTATAAATATTTTTCATGATGCTACAAGTTATTGTCGTATTGATGTAACTGATGCTGGCGTTACTCAAATAAGCACTCATGATGGAACTGCAACTGATGCAGACTTTACAATTGATGCAGGAGGAGATATTACTCTTGATTCAGGAACTGGGAAATTTATAGCAAAAAATAATGGTACAGAATTTAATGTAGCTAATAGCGCATACGCTGGAATGATACTCGGCTATAGAATGGAAGGGGAATCTGCTGTACATCACTCTTTAACATTAACAACTTCGTTTGCTGTAACAGATGCAAATCATACAGTAAGATTTATTGCTCCGCCTAGCGGAGTAGTAGAGGTAGAGGTGCAAATATACGCTAATGCCTCAACATCAAATAGAGGCACATATTTAGGCTTAAGCGATAATGCAACATATAATAGTCTAGGTTCTACATATGAGGTACAAATTAGATTTCCAGACGAAACAGACGATGGTGTATTTACAAATAAATGGGTAATTACTGGATTAACTCCTGGAAATACTTATAATTACTGGCTAGGAGCAAGAACTAGTGGAACAGTTGCTTATTTAAATTGGGGCGGTACTGGTAGTAATAGATTTCCAGATTTTATAATGAAAGTAACAGCATTACCTACAGCTGTATCAGATTTCGCAGTATATGATTAAAAAAATAATGACCAATAAAACAAAATTTAAACTATGAAAAAAACAAAAAAATTAATAAATTACAGTATTTATAAAGAGGCAGTTAAGTATGACCACTAAAATATCTCCACAAATGCTAGCATCATTGTATCCTGATACAAAATTTGCAGGAGTTAAAAGAACGTTAGCAAAAGTAAAAAATAATGTTGAAAAAAGCACAGCTGAAACTAACCTTGCTATAAATACTATAGAAAAAACATTTCAAACTAAAATGAAATTAATGAGCACTCTATCTGGTGAGCTTTCTGGTTATAAAGATGCAAAAGAAGGTGGTTTTGAAGGAGGTGTTTTAAAGTGGATAACAGCTTCTCCTGAAACTCAAAAAATATTTATACAAAAAAAATATGACCCTAATACAATTATTCCTGAAACTTCTAATAAAGATAAAAAAATTAAAGCAAAAGGATTGTTTGGCGGCCCTGACAAATCTCAAACAGAAATGAATACGCCGTCTTTATTTAACAATGATACTAGTAATAAAATAGAAAACAATTTAGCCGAACTAGGAGAACCAACATATTTAAACGATTCCATAGAAAAAGAGTCGGAAAATATTAATTTAAATATGGAAGATATAGGTTCAATTCCAACTTTAGATGAAATATTAGCTAGCAAAAATCAATCTCAGGCAATAATAGATAATAGTACAAATGATGATGAAAGAAGAAAAGCTCAAAATAATATTGATGTAATAGATAATTTATATTCTAATATGGATGGTTTAGATAGTTTTGATTTGGAGGAGTTATATGGCTGATAGTAGTGATTTATCCGCAGGTTTATTAGGAGGCCTTTCAGGGGCTGCAGGTTTTAATGCTGTAGGTTTAGCAGGACCACTTGGTTTTGCAATCGGTGGTATTGCTGCTTTACTTGGCAATAAAGCTAAAAAAGATGAACAAAACAGACAAATTGAAGCGCATAATAAAAAAATTAAATCTCAAAGAAAGTTAGTAAAAGGCAAGAAAAAAGAAGTTGGTCAGAAAATGGCAGGAATTGGAACATACTTTGACACTTTAGATGAGTATAAAACAAATGAAATTGATGCAAATACTAGCAATGAGCTTGACATGTTCTTAGCAAGCACTGTAGGACAAATAGAAGATTTTGAAGATGTTAGTGCAAAAACAGGATTAGAATCATCATCTATTAATAAAAAAATATCTACTATTAAAGACCTAACAGCTTTAAAGTCAGAAGATATTAAAAATGTAGGCAGAGGTCAAAAAGAATTATTAGCTTTTGATATAGCAACTCAAAGGAGAAATATAGAGCAAAGTTCTAGAAATATGTGGCAAGATTTAGCAGACCAATATGATATATTAGGTGATGAATATATGGAAACAGTTTAGGAGTTTAAATGGCAATAAGTGACGATATAAGACAGTTAGTTAAAAGAGAACAAGATATACAGGGTGTTATAGGTGTATTAGATACTTATTTGGCTAATAAATCTAAAGCACGTCAAGCATTTAAACCAGCTGTAGCTAAACAAGAAAAATTAACTGCAGTAACAACAGAAGGCGAAGATGGTGTTAAAACAACTGAATATTTAACAAGAGAACAAATTCTTGCTAGACAAAATGAAGAAGGCGGTTTTGTAACAGGTAGGCCTAAAAAAGATAGTAGTGAACAAAATACGTCGACTTATAAACAGAACTTAATAACTACACTTAATAATAAAGCAAACGAAATTATAAGTATATATGGTGAAGAAGATGGTAATGAGTTAATTAATAATTTTTCTAATCAAATAAATGAAATGCCAATTATAAATTCTGGCACATTTACAAATACAAAAAATATGATTAATAACACATCAAAGTTAGAATTAGATGTTTTTAATGTAAAAACAAACGAATACGAAAAAGTTCCAACTGCACTTTATCTTAATAATCGAGATGATTACAACTTAAAAGCTGATATAACAGCTCAAAATAAAATTATAGACAAAAAACAAAAAGAAAGGTCTAGAAATTTAAAAATTAACATTAAAAGAAATCAACAAATATTTAAAAAGCTTACAAAAAATTATGAAAATGAATTATCAATATTGCAAAGCAATAACGAATCTCTTATAAATGATGTTTTTGATGTACAGGAAAAAATACTTAAAGACACATATCTTTCAGAAAACCCATCTTTTAACGATAATAATATAGTTGTATTTTCAGGAAAAGATGCAATAGATAAAGTTTTAAAAAGTATAGGAGTGGAAATTAACGAAAAAAATAGAAAAGGAGCAAGAGAGTTTATAGAAAATAAACAGCGTGAATTTTATGAAAACCCATCTCAGTATATAAAAGATGGAGAAGAATTAATTCTTATAAATGATAAAATACTTCCTAAAGAGTCTGATATTAGGATGATAATGAATTTAAATAACCCAAGTATATACGATGAATCAAAATCAGATTCTAATGATTTTATTGTTCAATAATTAATATGTCTTTACTTGGATTAAAAAATTATCTTAATCAAAAAAATACTCAAGATGTGTCTCAAAACGAAATACAAGATTCCTCTAAAACAACAAATTCTTTTAATTTAGAACTTAAAGATTATCTAAATAAAAATACAAAACAAGACTTTTCTATAGTTGAGTCTAATGCTGATAGTTTAATGGAAAAGGAAATAAATACATCTTTGCAAAATAAAGAAAGCAAGTATTTTGAAGATATTAAGTATACAGAAGATATAGAAGAAATAGAAGAAACAAGAGAAGTAAAAGAAGTAGAAATTGAAAAACCAAAAAGTTTAGTCGATTCTACAGATTATAGTTTTGCTCAAATAAATGATAAGGTGTGGGATGGATTATCTCAAGATACCTTTAATAGGCCCGTAAAAGACCTTTCTGGCGAAGAAAATATAAAATTGATGGCTAACATAGCCTACAATAAAAAGCTTAATCCACAAGGCTTTAATGCTTGGACTGCCTTTGAAAATAATAACTACAAAGAAGCATATAATGAAATCATAAACAACGGATTTGATTCTTTTGTAAAACGTTACAATGTTCCTCAAGGCCCGCTTGAATTAATACAAAGCGAATTTGGAGAGGATGCTCCTATAGCGGCTGCTATTGTGCAGGCAGAATCTGGGTTTAATGAAAATGCAATAAATCAAAATGTACCTAAAAAACAACCAGAAGAATTAAAAGAAGATTCTACCGTTGTATACGATACTTTAAAAGGTCAAGTATCAAGCTCTTTAGGTCAAGATGTATCTATAGAAAATATAAAGGAAAATTTTTCTGAATACGGGCAATATGAGGTTGACGAAAAAGACTCTTTGAATGTTGATATAAAAGTAAAAAAAGATGGTACTTTAGAGTTAAGTGCTAAAGATAAATTTAAAGAAATGTTTTCTAAACCTCCAAAGGAACTTCAGGATGCATTTCCTGTTTTATTTAAACAAGAATCTGCAGCAGATAGAATTAAATTCTTGCAAGATAATAATTATTTAGAAAAAGATAAAACGCCTATAATTACAGATTATATAAGAGCGAGTATAGCTGAAAAATTTGGAGTTAGTCCTGATAATATTGATTCTATTCCAGAAGAAGAAAAGGAAATTGCATTAGGTGTTGCTAGTAATATAATAACTAATATTTTATCTGCTCCTTTTTATACTCTAGAAATGTTAGAGTCTCCAGTTAAAAATATTACATCAACTCAAAATAATCCAATAGAGGAAACTTTAAAAGAAACAAGTGTTTTAGTAAAAGATTTAGGAGTATTTTTTGGACATCAAATTGCAAACGTATCTATGTTTGTAAGTCCTTTTGCTACAGAAGAGCAAAGAAAACAAGCGAGTTTAGAATTATATAATGACCCAATGGGTCCTATTTTTGCTCTTGTTGGAGGTAAAGTAGCTGTAAAAAAATCTATAAAAAAAATAAAAGATGCTCCAAAAAGAGTTCAAGAAGCAGTAACTAATCTTCAGGCAGCTTTGCCTTATCATAAATCTGGAACAAAAGCTCCTACTAAAGATATACAACAATATGTAGACATAATGGATGACAATCCTAACGCTGTAAATGTAGCAGAACAATTATCTTTAGACCTTCAAACTGCTTCTAAAAGTGTAACTAAAAAAACTAAAAAACCTTCAGATGATGCAAAAAAAGTTGGTGTAGACATTATTGAAGAGCCTTCTGTTAAAAAACCTAAACCTAAACCTAAAAAATACCCTGACTTAACAGATGATATGTCTAACGCATTAGTGTCTTTTGAAGAAAAATTAAAAAAAGTTAAAACTAAAAAAGAATATAATGATTTAGTAAACGAATTTATTAAAAGTGATGCTTATGAACCTGGTGGAGCAACTAAACTAAATAAAAAATTTGGAGACATAGCTGAGGCTCTTTTTGTTAAATATGAGCCTAAATCTAAACCTTCTATAGTAACTCCCAAAGTAGACCCTAAAGCTAAAAAACCTAAACCTGAAGTTTCTATAGAAAAAAGAATTTCTTCTTTAAATGAAAAAGGATTTGAAAATTTATCTGCAAATGAAAAACTATATCTTTCAAAATTAAAAGCAGTTAAACAATCTAAAGATAAACAGAAAGAAAAAGTATCTGCAAGCAAAGAAGATATAAAACAAAGAAAAAGAGAAATTGGTCGAATTGAATATAAAATAAAAGAACTTGAGACATCTTTAATAGAACAAGCAGATTTTTTAGATGCTGACAATGTAAAATCTAGAACTAGAGAAATAAACAATTTGAGAAAAACAGTTAAAGATTTAGATAAAGATTTAAATAATATTATAGAATTGCAAGGTGGGTTTGGCGGCTTTAGTAAAATTTTTAAAAAGAAACATATAGAAAATGTTTCAGAAAACTTTTTAGTTTGGATGAAAGAAACAAACAAAAAAGGAGAATTAGTTGAAAATAATCAATTAAAAATATTTGATTATACTGATAAAGCTGTGCATGATAATAAGTTTAAATCTTTTATGTCTTCAGTTGACAATTGGTTTAATACTAGACCTTATCCATCTAATCTTAGAGGTGTTAAAGATGTAGATAAATATTACGAAACAAGAAATAGATTTTTTGGTAAAGGCCATGTTGCAGAAATGTATACCCATGAAATTATTAAAAGCTGGAAGCAATATACTCCTAAAGAATTAACTCAAATGTATGATGTTTTAAATGGAACTAAAAAAATAGATATTATAAAAAATGCAAAACTCAGAAAAGAAACAAAAGTTGTAAGAAATATTATTGACGAGCTTGGTCAAAATCTTGTAGATAGAAATCTTTTAAATAAAGAGACATTTCAAAAATTAAAAGGTGAGTATATAGCTAGAATATACGATGTTTATTTAGGCTCTAGTGTAGAGTTGACAACATATGGAAGACCTTCATTGACAAGGAAATATTCAAAGCCAAGAAAGAATTTAACTTTAGATGAAAGAAAAGCGTTTTCTGAACAAAAAACTCCAGAATTGCCATTTAGTGAAACTGTGTCTCGTTCGTTATCTGATGTATTTGCAAATGATTTTATGCAATCAATACTTGACAATAAAGATTGGTCTGCTCCAGGAACAGTAATTAAATTAAAAAATGGTAAAAAATATGGTGAAGGATATTTAAGGGAGCTTAAAAACAGGACTGGTAGTTTTATTGCAGCAGAAAAGAAAAAAGGCAATAAAGTTAACAAGGAAACACAATCTTTATATGATGAGATAACAGATGCATTAAATAAATACGATGAATCTACTCCCAATATAGATAATAAAAGGTTTGTAAGAGCGGAGGGTTATGGAATACTAGATGGAGCTTTTGTTGATAAAGGGATATTAAAAGATTTTGATGTAATGTTAAATAAAAATTCTTTTAAAGATAAAGGTCCTGGAGGCAAAATAGCTACTTTTTTAACAAATGCATTTAAAGTAAAAAACGTAGCACTAAATCCACCTACTATTATGAGAAATGCTATAAGTGCAGGTCAACAAACTTTTATATCTGGGCCTGGAATTAAAAATGTTCCTAATTCAACTTTAAAATTTATAAATGGAATAAAAGATAAAGATTATATGGAAGCAGCTAATGCAGGTTTATTTAATAAAACTTTTACAAAAGGAGAGTTAGAGTTTGCAGTTAACTGGTCTAAACAGCTATCTTCTGATTTAAAAAATAATGTTTCTTTTTCTAATTGCGTTTACAATATTTATAATAAAACTTTAGCAAAAGGAAAAAAAGCAGCAGGAAATGCTATTGGGTTTTATGGAAAAATTGATGATGTTTTTAAATTTGCAGTGTATTTAGATAGGAGGTCTAAAGGAAAATCTGTTTCAACTTCAACAAGATTAGCGCAAGAAGCTTTATTTGATTATAGTTTAGTTTCTCCTAGAGTTCAAAAAATAAGAGAATATATTCCTTTTACTACATATTTTACTAAAGTAGGACCTTGGATGTTAAAACAAGCAAAAAACAATCCTGTCCGCACATCTCTTGTAACTGGTGGTCCTATTGCATATGAATATTTTGGAGTAGCAGAAAAAACATTAAAAGAAAAAGGCACAATAGATGCTGATTGGGAAAGATACGAACAAACTAATTTTAAAAATTTACAATCAGGTTCTTTTTTAACTTTGCCAACTAAAGATGCTAATGGCAATTTCCAAACGTTAAATTTTGCACATATGCAGCCACATGGTGCTTATTTACAAATTGGTGCAAAACTTTCAGACATATATTATGGATATGATGAAAATCAAGGACTAACATCATCTTATAATATAGAAAATATTTATAATAGTTTATTAAATGCTGGTGATGAAACACTTTCAAATTACAGCGCAAATCCACTACCAACATTATATTTTGCTTCTAAAACAGGAGTGGTTCCTACAAGGAATGGTTCCTATAATTTATATTCACCACTTGACAGTAAAGCAACTAAAGTTTTTAAATATGCGGCATTTGTTGCAGACATGCTTTTTATTCCTCCTTCAATTGGCGGTGGAGATTTAGGGTTAGTTGGTGAGTATTTAAATATGGATAGTCAAAGTATTAGAAAGTCAAAAAGAACAGATGCGCAAATTATATCAAGTGCAATGGGAATGAATATATACCCTGTAGATATAAATAAAGATTATTTAAACAAATTCAACAAATATAAAAGAGAATTTAATAAAATTGAAAGAGCAGAAAATTTTGAACAAAATAAAATTATGGAAGATGTAAATTTATCGAACGATGAAAAAGAAACAAAAATAAAAGAAATTACAAACAAAGCATTAGAAAGAAAACTAGAGTTAATTGATTCTAATTTTGGAAAAGAAACTGAAAAAACATTTAAAGCAAGATTAGATTCAACTAAAACTTCTGAAGCATTTAAAAAAATGGTAGAAGAAGCTAAAAAAATACAAGATTAGGATAATATTTACAGAAGTATTAAATTAGGCTAGAATTTATAATATATGTGCCCATGTCAACCACTCTGGGCGGTAAGGCACAATAACAAAAAGAGAGGAATATAATGGGAAAAACCCTAATAAGAGGTTCATCTGTTAAAGAAAGACTAGGCAGAATGGACGTAGACTTCATAGATGTAACATTAACTACTGATATAGAAACACATGCAAATGGAGACGTAATTACTTTGCCTATTGAAATTGAAAATGCAGTTTCAGTAAAAGGTGGTCGAGGAATTATTCAGTCTTTAATTCTAACAAATGGAGACAACTCTCTTGAATCTCCTGCAATTGAATTAATGTTTGCATCTGAAACAATGGATGTATCTACAACACCAGATGAAGGTGAAGCTGTAGGTATAGAAGATGCTGATTTAACTAAGCTGTGTGGTTCAACTACAGTAAGCAATTGGAGTCTTGTAAATACAAGTAAGGCTGAAGTAGCAACAAAATCAAACATTGGATTAGTTGTAAAAGCTGCATCAACATCAACAAGTATTTTTGTAATTGCTATATGTCGTGATGCTGGTGGATTTAGTGCTAGTGCAACTACAGATTTAAAACTTAGATTAGGAATTATAAAAGACTAGTGTTTCCCTCAAGAGCAATGACAGTATTAGGTGGCGACTCGTTTAGAGATGAGTATTCTTTAGATTTTGATGGTTCAGATGATTATATTGTAATAGGAAATCCTTCTGATTTACAATTTGGAACAGCATCTATTACATTTACATTTTGGGTTAAACAAGATTCTGGAGATGGTGGTTATTTAATTTCAAAAAGAGATACTGATAATGGTCAGTTTAGCGTTTATGTTGAATCTGATGGACAACATAGAATGTATAATGGAACAAATACTATGTCAGGTTCTAATTTTGGAACTGCTTGGGATTTTGGAGTTTGGAATCATCTTGCTATGGTTTATGACCATAGTGCTGGTAGTCTTACTAAATATTTAAATGGAAAATTAGATGTTGTTGATACTTCTTTAAATACTCCTTCTAATGTAGATGATAATCAAGCGTGGCGTATAAATGGAAGGTTTTCGGCAGGAGATGCGATGACAGGTACATCTGATGCAACTGCAATTAAAATGTCTGAAGTAACTATATATAATAAAGCTTTATCAGCATCTGAAATTGCAACTATATATAATGGTAGAGAACCTTACAATCATAAAGAAGGAGTATGTTCTTCTAATTTAAAAGCTTGGTGGAGAATGGGTGATGGTACAGAAAGAGGAAGTGGAACAACAATTTACGATATGTCAAATAGTTCAAATAATGGTACTATGACTAATATGGCTGCAAATGATTTTACAGGGGATACACCATAATGTTCGATAATAGAAAATGGATAATTATAAATGTATCTGACATAACAGAAGAAATGATTTCAAGTGCTATACAATCTAGTATAAATACATTAAGAAAAACTTTAGATGGTTCTAAAGCAATATTAAAATGGGATGGGGATACTCCATCTTGTTTTGATGGATTAACAACATATACTCATAGCGAGATTCGTACTGAACTTGCAAAAAGTGAATGGAATAGTAATGACTAGTAATTTATTAGAAGCAGTAAAATTATCAGAAGGATTTAGAGATAAAGTATATAAATGCACTGAAGGTTATGATACTATAGGCTATGGATTTGCAATAAAAGATTTAGTTATGGATGAAGATATAGCTGAGATGATTTTAAGAAGAAAACTTGACTCTTTAATAGATAGGGTAAATAATAAATTTGCATTTTTAAAAGACCTACCTAATGAAGCCCAAGATGTTGTATATGAAATGTCTTATCAAATGGGTGTTAATGGAGTATCTAAATTTAAAAGATTTTTACAAGCATTAGAAGAAAACGATTATGGTTGGGCAGCAATAGAGATGCTTGATTCTAGATGGGCTAAACAAACGCCAAATAGAGCAAAGAAATTAAGTGATATTATAAAAGGATTGGCATGATGATAGATAAGAAGATTTCCGTTGGAACTCTAATAACAATAGCAACAATCGGTGCAACTGTAATTTTTACACAAGGAGCTACTTCACATAGGATTGAATATGTTGAAAAAGAAACTTATGAAAATAAAGAGTCAATTAAATCTATAGTAAAAGAAGTCAATCAAAACAAAATAGATATAGGTAAAATAGAAACTAAAATAGATGAAGGGTTTAAGAGAATAGAAAACTTATTCATTGAAAACTAAATTGGTATATTATCGGTCGTAGGAAAAAAGACAAAGGTGTAGTTAAAAGGGCGGTTGTTACGCCAGATAAGCATTTTCCGTTGCATGATGCTGATGCAATAAGTGTTTTAAAGAAAACAATAGAAATAGTAAAGCCAGATATATACATAGACTTAGGAGACGTAGGAGAGTGGGAGTCGTTTTCTGCTTGGAAGTATAAAAGAAAGAAAGCACCTCCTTTAGAATTTATGATTCCAGAAATGGAACAAGATGTTAATGAAGTAAACGTAGGAATGGATTGGATAGATGAGTCTCTTGATAAAGTCAATTGCAAACAAAAGTATATTACTGAAGGCAATCATGACAACTGGCTCAATATGGCTGTTGAAAAATACCCATACATTCCACAATATAAATTTAAGAATGCCGTTAATCTTCGTGATAGAGGATATACTTACTATCCTTTTGGTAAGCATCTTAAAATAGGAAAATTATATTTTTATCATGGCCACCAATATGGAGGTCAGTATCATACATCTAATCATCTTAGAAAGCTAGGGTGTAATGTTATGTATGGACATTGGCATGATTTACAGCAAATGAGTGCTACTCATATGGATGGTCCTAAGTCAGCATGGAGTATAGGATGTTTAAAAGACATGGGGCCAGATAGTAATGAGTGGTTAGACAATAGAAGAATAAACTGGGCTCATGCTTTTGCAATAGTAGATTTTTATGAAAAAGGACACTTTACAGTGCATATAATACAAATTATAGATGGGAAAACATCTTTATGGGGAGAGCTTATAAAGGGATGATTAATATTATAATCATATTTGCCTTTGCTTTAATATTTGTGCTTTATTCATATTTTTTGTATACATATGTTAAGGATGATGATAAATAATGGATATATTAGCAATATTAGAGCAGTTTGGAGTACCCGTAGCTATGTGCGTAGCGTTTGGGTATTTTATATTTAAACAGAATAAATGGATTCAAGATGATTTAAAGCGTGATTTAGATGATGCTAATGAGCGTTTTGAAAAGATTGTTATTGGATTAATTAACTCTCAAAAACAAATGCAATTAGATATTAAAGACTCTAAGGCTAGCTATAGAGCTATTGTAGAAATATTAGCATCTTTATCTGGTAATGGTCTAAAAGAAAAGTTTTTAAATAAACGAGATAATGATAGGAATTGGTAATGTTTCCAGTATTAAAAATATTAACACCAAAAGTATTAAAAGCCATTATGAAATATGTGTTTGAAGAAAACAATTTAGACCAACAAATGGGGTCTGTAAGAGCTAGATTAGATAAACTAGAAAAACAAATCAAGGAGAAATAGAATGAGTTTTTTAAAAGACATGATTAGTGAGCACAAAGAAGATATTATTAATAAAATATTTGATGACGAGTTACAAGAAAAGATTGTCTCTAAATTAAACGAGCATGTAGATATTCCAATTATATCTGAAAAAACAGAAGCAAAAATATTAAATGCTATCTACGACTCTATTGAAGATGTAGTAAAAGAAGTAATGCTAGAAAAACTTTAATAGTTTTTGAAAAATCATATCAAAATATGCGGTCATTACTACGAAGTTAAGTTTGTAGAAAATTTAACAGACTCTAGTGGTGACCGACATGCCTGGGGTAGAATCCACCCTGCCAATCAAATTATAGAAATAGAAGCAAACTGCAAAAACAGTAAAAAGAAAGAGTCTTTAGTCCATGAAGTTATACATGCTATTGAAGCTAGTGTTGATTTAGGTTTAAATGAATTAGAGATATGTGTTTTAGCTAACGCTTTGTTTCAGTTAGGTTTTGGGGAGTTGCTGATTGAAAAATTAGATGTTCCTATACTCTAATTATTTCTCGTGAAATAAAAAGTCTACATTGTTTATCTCTTTAATAGCTGCCTTAGCTATATCTGCTATACCAGACTCTTCAATAGCCTCTAATGCTTCCATAGCAATTATAAGCTTCTTGTTTGTTTTAGAGATAGAATCAGCTAACATATTTTTTTCTGTTTCCAGTTGAAATATATACTCTTGTGACATACGTTTCTCCGTTTATTTGTTTATAAGCAAATGGACTTTGACTCCAATAACTATCAGGCATATCTATATACTTTGGATATTTCTTATTATATTTAAACATGCTTGTAGTATTTGTGTTTCTTATCATTACATATTTCTCCATTAACTTGTACTAATTAAATCTTTATTTGTTTCTTTTAAATAATACGCCATAACAATAGCATCTGCTGTGTCCAGTGTCACTTTTATTTCTGGATGATATTCCATAGCAATTTCTTTTAATCTTCTTTTTCTATCACCTTTATCTTTAGGAAGAGGTTGAAACATCTTCATCCATTTTTGAGGTGATACTTCAATGTAAGGGATATCCATTGATGCTAATATCCCTTGCCATTGACCGAAATTGTTTCCAAACTTAAAAGTAGAAGCGACCCCTTGATTAGGGAAGCTATGTACTTTTTCAATAATCGCAATAGTATTCTTAGAAGTTATAGTTTTTAGGAGTCTAGACATCTCTTTGACGGTGGGTGGACATTTATATGCACTTAAGATATTTCTATCTAAAAGGGCAACTCCTCCTTTAACTCCTGGGTCAATTGCGAGATATTTCCTATTGGCGTTTTTTGACAATTTCTATTCCTTTCATTAAGTTCTGTACAAAGTAAACTAGCTCCCATTGAACAGTCTACTTCTTTAGACCTAGAGTATTCTGTAATCACTCTAAGTGGACTTGCATCTGGTAGATTAGGTGACCAGTTCTTACTAGCATTACAATCACACCTACCAACAACAGAAGTATAGTAATATTCGCCTTCTGGTAAATAATTTAAGGAAGCAACGATGTTTTTCCCAGAAAAAACTCCAAGAACAACACCAGTATTACCACAAAACGTGCAATTACTATCATTTGAATAGCTTTCTACTTTACTTTCAAAACTCCCGTATTTAGCAAGTATTTCTTTGCACCTAGGTAATGTATCCTTTTCATTAGAAAGTTCTGTAATAGACCTATCTAGAAGCGTTATATTGCAATCCTGTAATCTTTTAACATAGTGTTCTACTAATGGTTTATTTTTGTATGGGTCTCTATTGAAATCCAAAAACAATTCACTTATTAGTTCTATTTTAGTCATAATTTACCCGTATTTTTTAAGTTTATTTAACCAGTCATCTTGGTTTTTAGTGTTATTATAATTACCCTCAAGTATCTTTATCATGTTTCTAGGTTGTATTATCCAGTCAAATGTAGCGGTCCACTCATCACTTCTTCCAGATAAAAAATCTGATTCGTATATCTTTTCAAAGTAGTCATCCCAAAATGATTCTTCTGGGTGCTCTTTTAATCTAGCAGTTAAACTAGAAAGCCTAGAACCTTTTACATTTATAACCTTAGGGACTGTCGTATCCTCAAATACTATATTCCATTTTTCATGAATATACTTTATAGTATTATTATATTTATTATTAGTTTTATTATTCTTTTTATTATTATGTAACGATTTTTCATTATAGGTATTACGATTTTTCGTTATAGGTATCTTATTTTTTAAGTATACCTTTCTCAGATTTCCTTTAGACCTATCTACATCCACTTTTACATAGCCACATTTGCATAATCCAGACATCCATGTTGATATAGTGTTTTTACCTACGCCATAAAGCTCTGAAAAATATTTGTTTGAAGCCCAACAATACCCACTTTGATTAGATAGGGCAGTAATCTCAGCATATAAAAGCTTCTGAGAGGATGATAATCTACTATCATATCTAACTTCTGCGGGTATTATTGCATAATAGTTTGTTTCTAGCTTTGCCATTATGAACTCATTTTACTTTTAAGTTTAGCAATCAACGCTTCTGCTTGTTGAGATGTGATGTCTTTCTCAATGTAAGATAATGCGCTATCTTTTTCATCTGGACTTAGTGTGCACTTATCTGATTCAAGTAAGCTATTTATCTTTTTAAACTGAGCAGTAGTAGCCATTACCTCTGGCAAATCTTCTCCTGCATAGATGTATAGGCCTAAACCATGTAACGCAATTGCTTTTGCTAGGCATCTTTGTATTGATGTGTTAATATGAAAAGCGTTAGGTTTCATTATAGGGCTATTCCTATTATCTAATACTGGGTGGACTTGTGTTCTTTTAACACTATCTACATCTACCGTTACTTGTACAAAGTAACCAGTCTCAGTTCTCATATATGGTTGGTCAATTCCTTCTGGTGTTCTAAAGGTATGAACTTCCCATGTTGCATTAGGACAAACCTTTAATAGTTCTTGAACGGCAAAACTCCAACTCAAGTAGTTAAAGTTTCCTTTCTTCTCAACATATTTAGACACGTTAATTTGATTGAGCGTGCTAAATGTATTATCTTTCTTTGTCATGTTTCTCTCCTTATTTAAAATTTAATGGGCTACTAGCTTGGCTAAGGGAGTAAGCTTTCACCCATTGTACTGACAATACTAAAATGGAATATCATCAGTAGTAGTTTCTTTAGAACTAGTGGTGCTTTCTTTAGGCAGGCTAAATGATAATCCAAAATATTTTGTTCCTTTTTTAGATTCATTTATCCAAGCTGATATATAATAATCAGTACCACCGATACTAGCTTTACCAGTATAATCTGGTCTTTTTTGATTGTCCCCTTTGTCGTTCTTAAAAAGAACTCCAGACATATCTTTTTGTTGTTCAGCCATTACTTTTCTCCTTCCATGTTTTATACTTCTTGTTTTGTTTGTATTTATTTCCAAACCCTTCATTGTAAGAGCATGGGCTACATATAGAACCTAAATACTTGTCTGTTAACAAGCTATGCCAATTATAAAATTGATGGTTCATTTTATGTTTTTTGCACGCATCACAATTCTTGGTGAGTTTAGTTTTTTCTGCTATTAGATTAGAAGATACATTATCTACCATAATATATTTTATCTCTTCTAGATTGCATAGTTTCTATTCCCTTTTCTGATGGGGTCCAAGTTCCAAAGTCCATAACAACTTGTTTTCCTATATTCTTTTTGCCTATAGCAATAAGATGGTCATACATTCTTGTCATTTCATTTATAAACCTTTTATTTTTTACCATTCTTTTTCTTCCTTACTTTTCTTTTAGGTTTAACCCCAATACCAGATACTGCTTTTTTTAATTCTTTCATAATTGCTCTTATAGAGCTTGGTAGCGTTACGTTCTTCATTGTTTCTCCTTTATTTTTCTTTATATACCATACATCTATCATGCAAGTAAGCTTCAATCCACCAACATCCGTTGGCTACTTCCTTTATTTTTTTTATATTTCTTTGATGAGTAGTAAGGTTATCTTTCTTAGGTTCACGATTTTTTTTAGAGGTTTTAATTGCACTCTTTCGTCTATCATCAGAAAATTTAGCTAACGTTACTTTTTTCTTTTTGGGTTTTTTCTTGTTCATCATCTTCTCCTATATAACATAAATAAAAAGCATTACATTCACTACAACTTAAATTACTAACAATTCCTTCACCTTCCATACCATAATCCTCATAATCGTGGTCACCGCCCCATATCACCTCACTATTACAATGCCAACAATTCACTTAAACCTCTTTTCTAGCCAATGGAAAAATGGAATCTTGCCTTGCTCTGTGTCGAAATGATAAAACTCATCTAATAACTCATAAATTTTATCAGCATCATGCAAACTAAAATTATCTTCCAATGCTTCAATCATTTTTTCATTCATATTATTTTAACCTTATTTTTGTGACATCATAGCCACGTTTCTTCCAGTATATCTTTCTTATCTTTTTTTTAATAGCCGTATCATTCTCGACTCTAGGTCTTAAAAACCAATGACCTTTATGTTCTACTAGGTCTAATTCGGTCCATTGACACACCTCATACTTCTTCTTAGGATATGGTCTAGGATTCGCACAATTCCAAGCTTCATCCAATAATGATGATAATGTCATATAAGTATATGCTTCAATCATTACGCTAAATATTATTAACGGACCCATAATTCCTTTCGAGTTAGGAAGCCATCAGCTCTACCTGTTTATTGTAGCATATTCCTTTGCCTGAACGATACTTGGACTTATAGGACCAGCTACTGACTTCCGTTCTCTTTTCGACGAGGTAAACATCACATTTACCTAATTATTGTATTAGCATTTCCCTTAAAATAAACCTTTCAAATGGCGATAGTTCTCTTATTTTTTCTATAAGCTTTGCAAAATTTATAGATGTATCATTCCCACTTTCATAGTAATCACCTATTTCTGCTTCCCAGTGCCTTCTAGATGTCATATCTTTAGATGATATCTTGCTAGGACTAGCTTTTTCTAAATAAAGCATCTCTTCATCGCTAAATTTACCCTCTAATAATTTCAAAGATTCTTCTCTTATATAAGGAAAACTTTCAACTGCACGCACGCAACCTGCATGATTTGTCTTATATTTATCTTTGTAATACTCAATAGCATTACTATCTATTCTTAATGTAGTGTTTATTTTCATTGCATTTCCCCTTGTAGATTAGCGTGATAATTTATCATTTATCCTCCTTCTTGGCAAGTTTTTTTTCGTTCTCTTCTTTTTTATCGTTAGTACTGCTCTTAATATGCTCTTCAAACCCCTCTAAATCACCTTTAAACATTATATATTCATTGATAGTGTTCATTGTAAGGTTAACGTGTTGAGCTAGTCTTTGAAATTCATGCACAAGTGCTACGATTCGTTCTTCTGCTCTTTTTATTCTAGATGTTTTTTGTTTTGCCATTATCTTCTCCTTCTTTTATAACTTCTAACATTTTTTCAAAGTGAGGTAAGTTTCCCCAGTCCCACCCTTTGTCTTCGTACTTATCTTTTAAGTCGTTATTAGCTACATCAAGAAAGTCTGATATAAACTCTTTTATTTTCCCCATTTTCTCTCCTTTGTCTTTAGTCTATTAGTTTTTTATGATAGCGATTCATCGCTTCATCTTTCCCTTTTAGTAATTTTTCCATTTTCCACTCTGGGTATCCAATTGCTACTGGCTTACCATGTTTTAATCCTATTTCTTCTTCTATCCACGCCATAGATGTACATATTTCGTCCCATATATCATTATGGTTGTCTATATCTTCTGGAATACAATGCTCTCTATAATCGCAAAGCACGTCCCATATATAGTCTATTGATTCTAGGGTATCAAAGTTTGTTGGCGGTTTTGCATTAATCTTCTTCATTTAGCTTTGCTCCTTATATAGCTCTTTCGTCCACTTTCTCCACTCTTTAAATGCTCTTTCTCTTTCTTTAGGATTCTCATCTGGGTTTTCTTTAAAATGAATCATTCCATCACATTCTAAAAATGTAAAGAGTCGGTCCTCTAGCCATTCTTCGTAGTTCATCTCATGTCTCCTCTTTCTGTTCTCATATCTTCTTGTCTTAAGGCTTCTTTATTCATTTCTTCCGTTGTTAGTGGCATTTTAGGTACCTTATGTTCTCCAAAAATACCTATAAATGTTTCTAGAATATCTTCATCGCTATCATATTTATATCCATCATAACCGCTATATAAGATTTCTATCAAATCATTTCCATTCATATTCTCTGCCTCTGCGGTAGCCACCATTACTCTCATTTGCTCATAATCTGGTATTCTACTCATTTAATCCACCTTTCTCATTACAACCCAATCGCCTATATAAAATACACGATTAATTACTTTGTTATACACTTGGTCGTTTTTCAATTCTCCATCTTCAAATAATTCCGCATCTTCTAAGATTTCATATCTACCTGTATTTAGTTTTGATGTATATTGGTAATCTTTATCGCTCATTTACTTTTCTCCTTTTCTTTTTCTAGTTTCTCTCTAAATGTTTCATACATACTTTCCGCCCACGCCTTAGTATAATCATCACTGCTTTCGGATTTTTTCTTCCAGTACTTTATCATGTCTTTTAAGTATGTAGAATACTTTCTTTTACTCATTTAATTTATACTCCGCATATCTTTCTTTACCTTGCTTGTTAAGGTTGACAATATTCATATCATCTTCGTGTCTCAATGTATGTATAATTGCTCCAAGTCTCATTCCCATGTCATTTTTAAGAGCCTCTAAGGGTGTTAGTGTCCTACCAGACTTTAGCCATTTTACAACTTTATCCTTTTGTGTTTCTTTTTTCATCTTGTCTCCTTTGTTTTTGGTATTCATAACGTTGCCGTTTATGGACTTTTCTTATTGTTATATGTGTATAGTCATTAACACTAGGATTCTTGCCTAAATGCAAGTCTTTTCGCGTTATATAGTCTATATATTCTGTTGCTCTCACTTCTTCTCCTTGTCTAAAGCATCTAGAGGTCGCATAAGGTCTTGTAGGTCAACCTTCTCTTCATCTCTCATTGCTAGTTTCATTAATGCTATACCAAGAGCATCTTCTAGACTTGTTATTGAGATATCCTTTTCTTTTCTGTCCTCCATCTCTTTCTTTTGATGCTTTGCGACATCTTTAATTACTTTCTTTATTTCTTTATCTATCATCATCTTCTCCTTTTTTTTAGTTTTTTTCGTTTAGATTTACTAACTCTAGAAGCAACTCCTTGATATTCTGCTCCTATAAGTGATGCTACCGCCCACCCATTAGGTGTTGAATTATATTTATTTTTCCAATAATTCATTTTTTTCCAAACACTTGTATTCATCACTCCTCCTCATCTACTTCAGATAATGTTATTAATACATTACGATTTAATGCTTTACATATACGATTCTCTAACTCATTAGCCATTTCTTCAAAGTCATAATGCTTTTCACCATCTTCACCTTTATAATAATATATAGGCATTTTTATTGTGTTATGGTTATTTTTTATTTCACTCATTTACAACTCCTTTGTCATTTTAACTGCAATATAGATTACAAAACTATAATACTTAAATGCAAGACATTTTTGTTTTATAGAGGAGAAATAGGTATTTTTAGTTTTTTCTCCACCATAAATACACAATTTGGTCTAATCTATCCATACTCTGATTTACTATGTCAAATTCTTCTTTTGATTCCATTAAAGAGGGAATTATTTTTGCAATTTCTCTTAACTCATCTTTTGCAAATCTAAATCTATCTAATATTTCTAAGCGTTCTTCTGAGTTCATTTCCTTTCTCCTTTATTATTTAAAATTGCTTTTGCTAATTTTTCCCACTCATCCTTTGTAGTTATGTATATTGGCTCATCTACCATATATTCTTCTGCTATCTCATTAGCCGAACAAAAATCCCCACAATCTCCAAGATTATGAATAGTAAACTTGGATGATAATGCTAAGTATTTCATTTCCTTTCTCCCTATTCTATTATATCGGTTATCTCATCTTCGTGCTCAACAATTAAACACATCATATGAGTTAGTATTGTATGGTCTATTTCTTCCCAAAGATTATCGCTAATGGTTTGCAAATCTCTTTTTAAAGATTTTGTTTTTGCTCTATCTTGCAATTGTTCTACAAATTCTTGTTGCCCCATTGTTTTTTCTCCTTTTCTTTTTTTAATTCGTCCATTTCTTCTTTATATTCTAGCCAATCGCTATATGATAAATCTCTAAAGCAATCAAGTGGATAGAGCATATTTTTGCTATTGTCTGGCTCATCTAGCATCATTTTTATCTTTTCTTCTGGGACATCATATCCCTCATATATTAGTTCGTATACATCTTCTGGATAACAATCAATTCCCTCGTCCAATATATCTTCCATTCCATTATGCTCTAAATCTACATTCCAAATAGCCGTGCCTAATTCTATTTGTATGTATGCTCTTTCTGTTCTTTTCATCTTACTTAACCTCCTTTATTTACTTTCTTCTGTTACTTGATGTAATATTCTTAATTTTTCTGCTAATATTTTTGCATTACCATTCATTCCAAAATATCTTTTAACATCTGACATTTTCCAATTACTATGAGGTTTTATACCTTTTGCCCATAATTGAACTGCTCCTTTAGATGTTATTAGATTATACATTGCTTTTGTTGGATTTTCAGTGCAATCTTTCAAAAACTGACAATTTCCGTTCATTTCTATTTGCTCTTTAATCATTTTATTTCTCCTTATCCCAGAACCAACCTCTTGATAAATAATCTGTTACACTCCACTCTTTTGATAAATCTAAATGATTTACTATCCACGTATTAGTCTCTTGAAAGTTCTTAGCTTTTATTAAATATTTTTCACTATCTTTTTTATTAGTTACTAGGTATTTGTTCATTTTTCTTCCTCCTCATCTTCCCATTCGCAGATACAATCTTCCCATTCTTCTTCGCATTCTTCACATGCCTCTACCTCATATTCTTCTACTTCAATATCTTCTCCACTCCATACCCAATCCATACAATAGCTATTCCAACATTCTATATCTCCGCATATTGCCGTATTACTTGCATATGCCCATTTTATCTCTGTTTTTTCTGGGGTGGCTCCACAATATTCACATTCCGCGTCCCATCTCTTTTTTGTTATTGTTATTTTATTCGCCATTTTTTTTTCCTTTACTTTAATCTAAAATTCTTCTATTAATATCTCTACAACTTTCTCATCATCTCTTTCTTTTAATGCTTTTATAATATTTTCATTTTCTAATGCTATATTTGGGTCTATACATTTCAAACTACAATGTATTAAAAAACTTTGTCTTCTCATTATTTACCTCTCTTTTTAGCTTGTTTTACCCTATCCCAATGCTCATAGTCTACAAAACCATATTCTTTCTTAATTCTGCCGTTTTTGGCTATTGTAACGTCATTCCATATCTTTTTAGCTAGGTTCATTTATTTATTTCCTTTCATTGTATATAAATTATTAATCTTAGATATTGATTCTTTTATTATATCGTGTACTGCTAAATCCATTGTTCCATGCTCTACTTCATTCATTATTGAACTAGCTAATAATTCTAATTGCGAAACTCTTTCACTTGTTGCGACTAGTTTATTTATTAATTCTTGATAATCCATTTAACCCCCTTATCATTTCTTTTAATTGCTTAGTGTTCATTAACTTTGTTTTTGCGTTTGGTCTTGCTTGGTTTTGTTGCTTTGATGTAGTTATAGAGTATTTATCACTATTTTCATACCAAGTATTTTTATATTTAACATACATTGGAAAATGATAGCCATAAGAATAAACAATATATAATTTATCTTTTTTAATATGCTCACTAAATATATTACTTGCTTTAAATTCTATCTTCTTATTTACAAATTCACTACATTCAATATTAGTTGTTTTTTTCATTTAACCCCCTTTTTTAAGTATCGCTTACTATGGATAGCAATACTTAAAATGTTGCTTATATTGACCTTTTTTACACCTAATAAGCCCATTTTAATTTTCGGTCAGTAACCATAGGTTTTGTTTAAATTAGTATTAATATTGATATTATTATTATAGTTGCTATAAACCATTCTCTCCAAGTCCATTTACTTAGAGTCATTTTTCGTATTTCATCTTCTGTAAATGTAGCTTCTATTGGTTCGTACCAATATTTATTTCTTTCGTATTGTTCCCATGCTTGAGATTCTGCAAGGGCTTTTTTATATTCTTCAAGTTCTGTTATAGGAATTTCTTTCCCATTTATAAATATATTTTTCATATTATTCTCCCTCCATTTCTTTTATTTGCTCTAAATCTCGGTATCCAGTACGGCTATATAGTATCGATTCTAAACTATCTAAATTTGTGCCGTTAATTGAGCATACGAGCCCTATTTCTTTTTCTGTAGCTATTCCATAGTCTACTAAATAATCCCATAATTCTTGCTCTTTTTCATTCATTTTGTTTTCCCTTCTTATTATTAAACTTTCGAGGGTGTTTTACATTATATCGAGTTAATGTCCAATTAATTAGATTGACCACCCTCTACTCGAACGCTATCAACAAATACCTATCTCGTTGGTATTTCTACAAGAAACTCGTATTACTTGTATTTGCGTTACGATATCCAATTAAGGATATATTTTTACTTTAGAGCCTAGCGAGAGAATCGAACTCCCGCAAGTTCCAAACTAGGCGGTCGGACTAAGTTGGATATATTGAATAATATTAACTTAGCTTTTTAACTTTTTATTTCACTTTTACCCATCTTTCAAATGTTTGGTTATTTTTGAATATATGGGTCAATTCTTTTTTCCATAATTCATAGAAACCATTTTTATTTTTAACCGATTTCATATTTCTTTTTAGGCTTTTGTGTATTGTTCTATAAGGCGTTATTCTATTACCACTTATATCATAGTCTTTTTTATTCATTTTTTACCTCTTTTATTTTGAGCATAGCAAGAAAATCGAACCCTTGTAAAACCACCCTAAAACAAATATTTTTGCCCCGTCTGTGTCTATGCTTATAAAGTTTAGTTGCTGTTATCAATAACGCGATTGCCCCTACATTTATTACCCTTGGCTTATAAATTTCGGTCTTTGCTCTTTGTGTATTAGAGCAAGCAAGTTTCGTATCTTGCATCGTGTTATAG